ATCTTTCATAATGAAGATTATTGTTTTTAGAAATCTATCGTCCATGTGTTTGTAGCATACATTAATTTTAATTTAACCGGTAACACAAAATAAGGTGCCACCAATCAAAAAACCCCCCATATTTAGCAATTCAAAACCAATAACTAACTAGTTACAACCATAAATTTTATATCAATAAGTTATGCGTTATCACTAGTAATGTTCCGATAATTAATCGTTATCAGAAAGTTCGCTAATTGTTCTCCTTTTGTGATAATTTTGCAACACCTTGTATGTATGATCTGCTTTTTATGTGTGCAAATAATACCTTTAAACTAATAAAATCAACACTTTTAAAAGATTTAAGACCTAAATAATTCATAGTTTATTTGCTCCAAGTAATGTTTAATGGTTGTTTATCATCACCTTTTATAGTTAATTCGGCTGCTTTTCCGAATTTTTTAGGTGAAATCTTAGCAGCTGACCACTGAGATGATGCAATAGTTAGTTTAAAAAGATTAACCAGGTTCTGACCGGCTTTAGCGTCTATTATTCCAGATTCAATCTTTGCTTCAAGTTCTAGTCTTTTGTCTTTCAAATTAGATAATTCCAAATCAATTGCTAATTGTTTGGCTTGATTATATTTTTGCATCAGCTCATCAGATTTAACCAACTCATTTCTAAATGATTGCCAAGTATAATCTATTTCAGGTTTTTCAAATACTTGTCTAATGGTTAAACCATCAGCTAATAATTCAAGGATCTTTTCTTCAAGTTTTTTATTTAGTTTTCTAGGTCTTCCAGCCATTACTTTATAATAATTCTAAATTAGTGTGAGTCCTCCAGTTTAAGGAAAGAAAGAAAGGTATCTGAAAGACTCACTAGTTAATTAACTTAATAGGCTAAAAACAACTAAAAGAGGGAGCTAGTAGCCAGTTAATCTATTAGCACAATATATAGTAAATTACAAATCAAAAGGCTTTCTAATTGTGTTAAATGTTCGCTTGTCAAGTGTTAAGGGGTTTACTTTTAATTTACCGGAGAACATCAATTTATCTATGATATTTTGGCAAGTCCAAGCTCCAAAGGCTTTATTCTCAACAATCCAAAACATCTGACTCCAGGACAGCATCCCACTTTTAAAATCGTTTTCTATCTGTCTAACTATTTCAACCTTGTCCCCCATGCTGTAATCATTTTTATAACTTAGCTGCAAAGGTTCACCATTATAATAGTATTTATCATCCATTATTTAATTTTTTTAAATCCTTTGAACCCTTTGTTATACATAGTGTTGTTATACATAGTATTGTTATTCTTAATACTAAGTAAATTATACTTAGTCTCTTGCTTATTTAATACTTTATCCCCTGAGTATTTTTTACTTAGTCTAAGCTCATAATAGTTAGATGAGGGTTTTCTGTGGATAACTAGATAACCTTCTTTAATTAGCTCATTTTTGGCTTTTTGTAATGTGGATAAACAAATATCCAATTTTGTCAATAATGTGGCATTTCTTAAATTTCTAAATTTAGGCGATAAATACCTTAAATAGATAAATAAGGCTTTAGCCTCTTTGCTCAACCTCTCATCGATAATCAATTGATTTGGGACTTGGGTAAATCCTTTTGTAGTCATAAAATCCTTTCCTTTAAGGGTAAGTGTTTAATACTCAATCATATTATAATCAATAAGAACATTCAGCGAACATAAATATTTCTACAATCTTAGAGTTTAATAGTTGACAATATAGAACAGAAGTTATACAAGATATATGTTCAACGAATCAAATAGAAAGGAAACTATGAACACTTACTTAATAACTAATAATAAAAATTCAGAGAATTATACAAAACAATTTCCTAATGAGTCTGAAGCTAGGCATTGGGTTATAAATCATTTAGATTTATCTAATGAGTGGAATATTAAGAAAGGGGGAAAACTACACCACACAGAATATAAAAAGAATTATAAAAATTATATTCTATCAACTATAGAAGAAGACTTAGAAGGTAAAGCAATCACTACAGAGCAAGACAAGATTAATTATATTTTTAATCGTTTCAATTCTGAATATGGTTGGAATATTGAAAGAGTTGGAAAGTTCAAAGCTATGAGTGAATGGTTATCTGGTCTGGCATTAGATATTGAATATTATAATGATGCAATCGTTGATCTAGCTGTCAAAATGGGTTCAATAGATCCTAACCCTAGCGAAAAGTTAAAAGATAAAGTTGCAGCTAATTACTGGGATTTTATGGCTAATGTAATATTAGGATTTGAACCAAAGGAAAAAGCTGCATAGATCGAAACTTGGGGGAGCAATCCCCCTTGTCTTGAGGTTACTCCTCAACTGATGAGATCAGAAACTAAAAGGAAGGTAATATGAGAGTGAATAAAAAATATAACAATAAATATATTATCAAACTTAATGGAAAAACTATTAGCAAAAGAAATACTAGGCATAAATATAATTATGCTTTTGTTAGAGTTGTTAAAAGTAATAATAATATATTTATATTTAATGAGGTTGAAAATAAATATGATTATTTTTGGGATAAAAATTACTTTAATGCAAAAGGTAATTTTATAAAAAAACGACCTTGTATTTTTAAAGGTGTCCAAAAGTTTAACAATATTAATGGTGTTAATGTTGTTAATTTATTTACTACTAATAAAGTCAAAAAAATGATTAAAAATAAGGGAGCATAATGAAAGCTAAAGATTTTAAATCAATAACAGAAGACCTAGAACAAAGAAATCCAGGAAAGAAGTTTTTTAGTTTCATGGATATGGAAGACGCAGAGATTAGGAAAAAGGAGGTTATTTTACCTTTACCTAAAAAATACTTTAATAATATAGTTAAATTTATAAAGAGGGATAAATGAACAGAAAAGAAGAACTAGCATATAGAAAAAAACATAAATTTGAAAATAAATATGCCAAAGGAATTAAGTTAGATGCAAGAACTAAAGGTAGTTGCTATGTAACAGTTAAAACAAATTCTGGTGATTTGACTGTATATATAGACTCTATGGATGGCTTGACAGATCCTCCAATGGTTAGTGCATGGATGTTTGGTAGAAAAACTAAAACAATATTGGTAAAATAATGACAAGAAATAAATTTGGATTGCCTTTGATCTATGATTTTAATATAGCTTTAAGGGATAAAAGGAGAATAAGGAACTTAGAATATATGAAATGGAACTGTCCTAAAGGTTGGGAAAGTATTTGGAGCAAGAAATTAGACCAATTAAAAAAGAATATTAATGAAAGAAAAAATAAAACTCTCAACTGAGATTGAAAAAGAAAAACTATTTATTCAAACTTTCAAGAACATCATTGAGGGATCTAGGTCTATCAATGGTGTTACTTGGAACAGAATTAAAAACCTCAAACCAAAGGAACAATTACAATGCTTGAAACAATTATCGCAATAGAGATTGCTCTATTTATTTTTTATTATGCAACAAACTAAACTAAAGGTCTTAGACTTATTTAGTGGTATCGGTGGATTTTCATTAGGTTTAGAATCTACCGGACACTTTGAAACAATTGCTTTTTGTGAGAAAGACCAATTTTGTAAAAAGGTCTTGCAAAAGAATTTTAAAAACATACCAATCGAAGGAGAAATAAGAAATGTCAAAGGAGATAAATACCAAGCAGATGTCGTTACTGGGGGATTCCCATGTCAACCATTCTCAGTTGCAGGGAAAAGAAAAGGAACAGATGACGATAGATACCTCTGGGATGAAACTATTAGAGTCGTCAGAGAATGTAAACCAAAATGGTTCATTGGCGAAAATGTTGAAGGTCTTATTAACATCCAAGAAGGCATGGTACTCAGACAGGTGCAAACTGACTTGGAAAAAGAAGGTTTCGAAGTCCAATGTCTTATTATACCAGCTTCAGGCATCGGTGCTTGGCATCAAAGAAAAAGAATCTGGATTATCGGATGTAATGTATCCAACTCCAACACAAGATTCGGCATCAGAGAGAACCAAGAAATACAAACAAGGGGGAACACCTCTGCCACTAGCGGTGAAGATGTACCCAACTCCGAAAGCATCAGGTCAAGAAAATGCAGAAAGTTTGATAAAAAGGAAAGGTTGGAAAAAAGCAAGTCAACACAATCTGACTGCATTTGTTCAGATGTATCCAACTCCGACAGTAGGATGCGAAGAAGGAGGGGAGCAATCGGAGAGAGTGGAACAAACGAAATCTGGGGGTTTTATTCTTCGGAAAAAAAACAATCCTCAAATGACATTCGGAGCAAAACTATCGGATGCAATGATATACTTGGAGAAGAACAAAATTTACAATACACCGACAACCAACGATGCAAAGAATCTAACATTTCCTCAGAGTCAAAAAAATCGGACTTCAGTAATAGGGAACATGATTCAACAACAGAAAATAAAACCTGGTGGCAAACTCAATCCGAACTTTGTGGAGTTCCTAATGGGGTATCCTATGAATTGGACAAAGATAGAGCCAACAGAGTCAAAAGTCTTGGAAACTCAATCGTACCACAAATCGCAAGAGAACTTGGAAAAGCAATCATTGAAGCAGAGAATGTATCGAACACCGACCTCAATGGACACAAATGAAGATAGCATGATTTATGCTGCTAAAATTTTAAAAGGAAAAGTAAATAGAAATAGTAATCAAAGAGTTCAAATAACTTTATCAACAGATGTTGCTATGGAATTTTTAAAAAATAATCCAGAATTAATAGATCAATTTGATAAACCTTTTATGTATAGACCTAACCTACCAGATAAATTAGAATTTATTGATTATCTTAAATCACAAACTACAATTAAAGAATTAGTTAATAATACAGATATTGCTAAAACTAAGATTGAGCATTGGTTTAGAAAAGATAATTGTTTTTCTTATCCATCTATAGAAGATTGGAATAAAATAAAACCTTTATTAAAAGATATAAAATTTGATAAAGAATTAACTTATGAAATAGAAAAGGATTGGAAAGAAATTGAGTGAATATGTATGGTGATTATCGTATCTGTTGTAAGTGTAAAATGAAAGCAGATGTAGTTGAAAAAGGCAAAGATTTTTGTTGCGATTGTTGGTTTAAATATTTTTCAGGTGAAAGCATTGAAGAATATGAAAAAAGAAATAATGAATTAGAACAAGCAAGAAAGAATAAAAAATGAGAAATTTATTTGAAACTATAATTGATGTAGGTAGTGGATTAATCTTATCTACATTAATTCAGTTATTTATATTTCCATTTTTTGATTTACACCCAACAGTTCTTGAGAGCTTTCATATAGCAGTTATCTTTACAGTTATATCTATGATGCGTTCATGGTTTTGGAGAACTATATTTACAAGGAGAAGACATGAAAAAAGTTAAATTAGAATCTAATGAAATAGAACTTGCTTTAAATGTAGCTGCTAAAAGATTTATTGGTAATATCAAAATGGGTAAAGGTTTTTCTTATGGCTATCAAGGAGATTATAAAAAACAACTTGGCGACTCATTCTTAGGTGCTTTAGGAGAAATTTCTTGGGCTAAAGCCATGAATCAATTTTATAATGGTTCTTATACTGACAACTTAGAAAGATATAATGATTCAGACTTTCAAAATAATATAGAAATAAGAACTCAAGAAAAAAAAGATTATAATTTTTTATTGATTAGACCAGGAGAGAAAAAAGGAAAATATATTTTAGTTATCCATGAAGGTGATTATGAATTTTCAATATTAGGTTGGTTTCCTTTCATAAATGATATGCCAGAACGACTAACTAACTTTGGTTACAATAATAGACCTGCTGTTTACAAAGTAGATATTAAAGAACTTTATAATATAAATGACCTCTAAAGTTGTAATTAATTATGTATAGTTTATTGACTATTTTTGTATTATGAGTATTAAAACACTATGAAAACAATTGGGAAAGAGTGGACAAAAAAAGAAGAAGGTGGAATGTTTACAGCTGACCATCTATCACCATCACAACTAAATAAAAATATAGATCAATGGTTTAACGATTATTGCGTTTTAACTGCTGCTCAAAGAAAGGCTTTACCAAGTAATCTTAAGATGGAATTTGGTGGTCTAATAGGTCAATATTTACAATTAATGATAACTCATAATTTAACTTTAGATGAAGTAATGAAAGGAAAAAAATGACCGATAGAATAATGCAAGACCTTGCAAAGCTACAAACAGAAAACAGAAAATACAAAGAACAAGTCAAAGGTTATGTTCAAAAGTTGTTAAGCAGAGATGAGGAAATTGTAAAATTAAAAAAACAAATTAGCGACAATGAACTTAAAGAAAAAATGGTAGCCAAAAATAAAAGCTACTTAGAATTAAAAGCTATTAAGGATGTAGAACAAGTAAAGGAAAATAAAAAATTAAGAAAAAAATGATTGATAAAAATAGAGAAAAAACTTTAACAGTAATTAGTTTGGGTGCTGGTGTTCAAAGTTCTGTGATGGCGATTATGGCAGCTAAAGGAGAGTTTCCTAAACCAGATTGTGCAATATTTGCAGACACAGGTTATGAACCCAAAAAAGTTTATAGTTATCTTGAATTTTTAAAAAAAATTTTACCTTATCCAGTATATGTAGTTTCTAAAGGTAATATAAAAAAAGACATGTTAGATTCCATAGATAATGGAACAAGATTTCCAACAGCTCCTTTTTTTACACAAGCAGAAATAACAGGTAAAAAGGGAATGTTACGAAGACAATGCACCGCAGATTATAAAATTATACCAATTAGAAAAAAAATAAGAGAACTTTGTAATGTAGGCTATGGAAAACATTTTCCTAAAGACAAATATGTCGAACAATGGATTGGTATATCTACAGACGAAATTCAAAGAATGAAACCTGCTAGAGATAAATATATTTTAAATAGACATCCTTTAATTGAAGCTAAGATGTCAAGACAAGATTGTATAAATTACTTAAAAAAAGAAAACATACCACTACCTGAAAAGTCAGCTTGTATTGTATGTCCTTATCATAATGATGCTTATTGGCATTTTATGAAAACTGAGAGAAAAGAAGAATTTGCAGACGCTGTAGAATTTGACAAAAATATTAGAACAGGTTCAAGAAATGTAAGAGATAAATTATATCTTCATAGATCATGTAAACCATTAGATGAAGTGGAATTTAATAAAAAAGAAAACGACAATCAACTAGATATGTTTAATAATGAATGTGAAGGAATGTGTGGAGTTTAAAAATTAAATAAAGAAAGGAAAACATGAAACTAAGACCACAAACAGAAGAAAAAAGTAAGGGAGGTTTTAAGGAAAGACGAAAAGATTGTCTTGATGCCTTAATAAATATCCCAACTGTAAATATTAAAGGTAAAAAATATTCTACAGTAAATGAAAGACACAAACATTTATTACAATATTTTCCAGAGGCTAGATTTAATGAAGAAATATTATTCCATGATGCCGATAGAGTTATTGTAAAAACAGAACTTTATATTGGTGATGTAATTTACTCTGTAGGAACTGCTGAAGAATTTCGTAATTCATCATTTATTAATAAAACAAGTGCATTAGAAAATTGCTCCAGTAGTGCATTAGGAAGATGTTTAGCTGCCTTTGGTCTATCAGGATCTGAGTATGCTAGTGCAGAAGAATTAGTAAACGCTTTGAATAACCAAAATACAAAAACTCAAAGCACAACTAAAAAAGTTTCAATTGAGGATGAAATCAAAAAGCAAACAACCGAAACTAAGTTGACAGCTTTATTTACCAATTGGAAAAAGAATGGCAATTCAGATCAAGAAATTGAAAAGCTATTTGAAATACAACAAAAACAAATCCAAAAACAAGGAGGAACTAATGTCAACAAATGGTAATGCAAAACAAAAAGATTGGGTGTTATTCCAGTATCAACCTGAATCTGAAAAATCACTTAAAATATCTTTTTCAGGTAATGTAGTTTTAGATAATGGTAACAAAGGAACTATACTTGGAGTCAAAGGTGTATCAAAAGATGGTAATTCAAAATTTGTCAGAGTATTTGCTCAAATTGGAGTGCTATTTAAATCTGATGATGGAAAATTTACTGGTGAAATGAATTATCCAGATGCCGGTGGTCAAAAAGGTTTAATTGGTTGGTTAAACGATGAAGGTACTATCTTGTCAGGCTACAAGAATGAGTACAAACCAAAACAAGCTAAAACACAAAGTAAAGAAATACCCTTTTAATTAGTGAAGGTTATTTATTTAGTTTTAGTGATCTTTACAAGTAATGGGAATTTAAAGTATGAAAACATACCTTATCTTAGCTCCCAAAATCCTGTTACTTGTGAGGAGATTTTTAATAAAACTATTAAATATATTGATAATCCTAATTACAAAGAAGGTAATGGTGAGGTTTGGGTATTAGTTAAATATAAAGATCAAAATGTAATTGCACATTGGTGTAAAGATACTGAAGGAAACTATGTCAGATAATGTTAAGTTTATAAGTGAGATAGAAAGATTATTAAAAGAAAAACAAGATGATTATGGAGAGTTTGACCATACATCTTATATTATGTCAGGTATTTTAGAAAAATATTTATCAGTACATAACAATTGTGAGGTCAAAGTACCTTTAAAATTGTTTGGTATTTTTATGATTTTTTTAAAACTTTGGAGAGTTATGCAATCAGAAAACTATAAAAAAGATAGCTTTGACGACATAAATGGCTATGCAGAACTGTTAAGGAGGTTAGTTTTAAATGAACAAGATAGAAAGAGGTAAAAGACCTATGACTCCTAAAATGATGAAGCTATTGCAATTCATTAAAAATTATACTAAAAAATACAAATATAGTCCAACTTTTTCAGAAATGGCGAAAGAGATGGGTTATAAAAGTAAAAACTCAGTTAGTGCTTTAGTGTTAAAATTAGAGCAAAGAAATGAATTAAAAAGAGATTACGCAGGATATAGCAGAAACATAATATTAAATGGTTAAAGTAATCAAAAAATCAAACTTAGAACTAACTGTAGATTTTGAAGAAATTTTTGATGGTGCTACTGTTGAAGAAGCTACAACAAAAGCATACAATCAAAAAATGCCTAGTGAGTTTGCCAAAGCAAATATCACCGATAACAAACTTATTAGTGCAAATATTAAAATTATTGGTGAGGAGAATAATGACTCTTAAAAAAAGTAATAGTCTAACTAGACGATACGCAAAACTAGACAAGCTCCATGCAGAAATTATGAAACCTGCAAAAGGAACTAAAACTAGACAATGTGTTCATTCTAGTGTTGCTTTTAAAAAGTATATAAAGACTTATAGACAGATATGCTTAGTCGAAAACGCTGACGCTAAGTTTATGTATGCTTAATTAAGTAAGCAACTGTCTAAAATTGTCAAAATACTTAGGGGGTTTTATTCTCTAAATTAAAGGAAGGAAATACAATGAAACTATCAAATAAAGCTAAGAAAAACTTTGAGGAAGATAATCAATTCTATATTGATTTAGGTAAAAGATTAAGACAAGCAAGAAGAACTAAAGTTAATGAGTTTACTGGTAAAGAAACTATTGTTCCATTAACTAAAGTTGCAAAGGCACTTAAAAATACATATCAACAAATAGGAAAATATGAAAAAGGAGAGAATAGAATTCCTTTAGTCAACCTTGTAAAGATTAGTAAATTTTTAAAAAAACCATTAAGTTATTTCTTAGACGACTACAAAGAATTAGATGTAGTGTCAGAAGAATTTAATATCGCTTTTGAAAATGAAAAAAACAAAATCTTTGAGGCTAAGCAAAAAGAGGAAAGTCAATAATGTTTGTTCCGGTAGAGGAGAAACTTAAAAAATTTGTTCCAGAATTAAAAGACGAAGATGAGTTTAATCATTACAAAAGTATCATAAGAGATATGATTGCTAATGGTCATGCAGCTCACCAATCTATTCCTGGTTATGAAACTTGTAAACCTGAGATAGAGGCTTTTAGATGGTTTGATGGAATAAATATTCCTGTTCATGGTTACTGCGATCTTAAAGGAGATAAACTTATTATTGAGGATAAGTGTAAATTTCCTAGAAAAGGTATTGTCAAAAAAGATGGTACTAGGTCTTGGCTAACCAAGAAGCTACCGGAAACAAGTCCAGAACCTTTTCATTTACTGCAAATAGATTTTTATTATTCGGTATTCAAAGTTCCAGTTTATCTTTGTTATATTAATGAGAAATCTTACAAAGTATTTCATGCAGGTAATTGTGAAGAACTTAAACCAGAAAATATTGAAAAAAGAATACCTAAGATAATTCAAAGATGTAAGATAAGACAGAACCTAGTAAGTCTTAGCAACGATCCTAAAGTAGTAAAAGATTACATTCAACCACAATTCGATCATTACTTTTGGAAAAGCGAAGATGGAAATTATCTTAAAGATGCTATGAATTTTTGGGAAAATTAATTACCAATCAAAATTAGTTTTAGGCTTATGGTCATTCTCTTTGACACATTTATAGTGAGCATTTTGATATTGATACTTACCTCTTACTATTTTTCCAATTGGAATGAATGAATCTTCTGAGGTCATTTCTGACTTACAATATTTACATTTACCAACAAAAACTATCTTTTCTTTACGAACCCAAGTCTTAGGTTTTGGCATAGTTAGGTTTCTTACCTTTTCTTGATTTTCTTTCAGCTTTCTTTTTTCTTGAAACAGCAGAGGCTCTTTGACTAGCAGTCATGGATCTAGCTTTAGATAATGGAACACACTTAGGATAGTTCTTTCTTTTCTCACCCTTTGAACGACCACAAGGAGGAAAACCACCGCCTTTTTTACGATTGGCTATGTCCACCCATTTCTCAGATGTCCACTTTCTTAAACTCATTTTTTCTTTTTCTTCTTAGGTTTTATTCTGCCAGAGCAAACTCCTGCTGCATACATATTAGCATAAGCACTAGGATATACTTTAAACTTTCTCTTAGCAGCTCTCTTACCTTTTGCACACAATTTAGCCATAATGTCTTTTTTGTACTGAAAACTTAGCTGTTTTAACAGCTCCTTTATGTGGTTTGTAAGTACCCTTCATAAGTTTATAAGAGTTGCCTTTTTTCATCCAATGATAACCTTTAGGTGGTTTAATTGATTTCATCATTTCTTTTTCTTCTTCTTTTTTTTCTTCATAGCTTTAAAGTCAGCACCAGTAATCTTATCTCTTGGTGGTGCAACTCTTGCTAATTTTTTTTGTTTCTTACTGTATTTACTAAATGGCATAATTTTTTAACCCTCCAACATTCCCAGCTGACTAGCAGCTACTCCTAATTATTAATACTTTTTCTTTTTATTTTTCTTCTTACTTTTTTTCTTTTTATCTTTTTTCTTCTTCATATACATAGTTCATCTCCTGTTGTTACCATTTTTTGCAAGACCAATATCTTGCAGAAAATACATCTTTAGCTGTAGCACATTTATGTCTAGCTCTAAAACTTTTTCTTCTTGCAGGGATATTTTTTTTAATCTTCATGTTAGCATCCCCAAATCTAATAATCTTTTCTTTACCACCTTTACAGGCTTTAACAACAAACTTTTTACCACCTGATATTTGTCTTTTAGGTGAGTTGCATTTCATTTTAGACTTATCTATTGCCATGTCTTATAGCCTTCTTTATCTTTTGTTAATGCTTGTCCTCTAGGATTTGGCGACCAAGACACATGAATCCAACCTGAATTTATATCAGATTCATCATAATATTCTAAGATTATTTGGTCAAAAGGTAGGTTCTCAATTATATGTTTAAATACTTTTTTATTATCTATACCAGGTATTTCAAAATCTGCTGCTGCACATTCATTAGCACAATGTTGTGAGGTAGGTTTAGAACCTATTAATTCACATAATTCAGGCGATCTAAAACCAGAGGTAATCTTAATTGGTAATTGAAAATCCTCTCTGATGGGTTGCAAAATAGTCTGGCAAAGTTGTCTTAGGTTCTCTATTTGCTCTGCATTAGGCTCATTATCTATGTTATTTTTTAAAGCTGTTTGAGATTGTGTCATCTCTTTTAAGCTAAAGTTCTCAGTTAATTTCATTTTCGTTTACTCCATTAAAATATTTATAATGATATTTGACTGCTCTGCAATCATGTTTTTTACGCATAGACTTTTGTTTATCTTTAAATTCTAGAGCTTTTTTTTCGGACTCAAAGATAACATTAGTAAACATACTATATTTATCATCTTCTCTTTTCCAGATTATACACCACATTAAGTTTTTTGCATTTCTTTACAAACAAAACTAATATATAATTTTTCTTGGTTTACTCTTTCTTGACCAAAAGCAATTAATGTTTCACCACTAACTTTATAACCATCATAAGCACAATCATAATGAGATTTATAAAGTTGCTCTATACTTACCGGTTGCATACAAGAATTATTAAGTGATGAACACAAGGTAAGTATTAAGATAAATTTCATTATGGGTGTTCTAACATCATTTTATTTGTTTCTTTTAAGTCTTTAATAGTTTTGTTTGCTTCTTCTAAGTCCTGACTAAGATGTTCTAGTTTCTGCAAACATCTTTTGTTAGCACTATCTTTAGATTTACCAGCATCCTGCAACTCAGCAATCTCTTGTTTGAGTATTCGGATCTGTTCTTTATATTCGTTTAACAGTTCTAAATTGTCAGACATTATTTCTTTTTAAATAAATCCATACCTGGCTTCAAGCCATAAATTGATCCAAAAATTCCTAGCACTAGCCATTTATAGAACTCTGGAAAGTTATTAAAATATTCAAAAAATAAATCTAATTTTTCTTTTGCTTGTGGATCTCCACTAAATACTGACCAACTTAAAACAACAATTGGCAAAACTACAATTATCAAAACTAGCTCATCTTTCCATCCTTGATTCTGATTATTCATTACAGCTTTTTTAAATTCTATTTGTCCATCAGCCATCTTTTGTGCATGGTTCATTTCTGCAACAGATTCTAACTCTTTTGCTTTTCTTCTATTAGCTGCAATAGACATACCAGTCTTAATCATTCCAGGAACTAATTTAGCTGCTATATTTAACCACATAATTATTTAGATTCTATAATTTTTTTAATGGTTTTACTACCATCAATATTTGTTTCTAATTCTGCTTGTACTTCACCACACATAAATTGCTTATTATCCATGTTCATATTTCTACTAGCTTCTCTTTTCATCTTTAAACAAGTTGATAAACTATCTTGTATTCTATGCTCAACCAATTCTCCATTTATGAATAAACATAATACAAATACTAAACCTATCATTAGTGATCTCCATTTAATTTACCAATATTGGCTCTAACAGAATCTTTTAATTTTTCTGTATCAATTCTAAGTCTTTCAACATCTTGTTGTAGTCTATCAATATTAACCTTGTTATTCATCATGTCATCAACTCTAATTGTAAGTTTTTCTAAACCCTCTGCAATATGTTCTAATAGCATAAATTGCTCTTGGTCTATTGGTTTTTGAATACTAGCCTCAAGTAAATCTTTCTCAAATAATTGATTTTTAGTTTCTAATCTATTTAATCTTTCTATTACACCAAATGCAAACCAAGCACCAATAACGATGGCACTAATTAAACCTATTAAGTTTCTAAGTGGTAATCCAATATTTGTATTTTCACTTATTTTCATAATGGTTTCATACAAAGTGCTAAAAACACAAATCCTAATATCAACATCCCTGTAAAGTAATAGTTCATATTTATCCTCATAAATTATTTAGCTACTTTGCCTTTGTTAATACCTTTTTTAATTACATAGTCTTGAGTACCATTAGCACCATGTTCTACTTCTTTTTTAAGATTTTTAAATATATTCATCTCTTTTAATTTCTTTTCTGTGTGTTTCTTGAACGACTCTAAAACTTTAGTATCTCTCATTTTTTTTTCTTTTTCTTTTTAAGTCTTGGATCGTCAGATATGAACTTATCAAATAGATAACCAAAGAATCTATCTATCATTCCAAACAATCTATAAATAATATTATCAATCATAATCTACCATCATTAACTTTATGCCTAACTTCTTCTGTTGTTTTGTAGGACTTCTATGAATTTTATATGAGCCTTTAGGCTTATCTTTTAATTTCTTACCTCTAAATTTTTTATAGTAGGTATTTGTTTTTATATCTATGAGTTGTATTTTACCATTTTTATCAACGATAACAATATCAAAAGGACAAGCAGGATCACAGCTTTTGGCGACATAATATCCTTCTCTTGTCAGCTTTGCGATTGCTTCGTATTCGCCTACAGTTCCTTTAATTGATGTTTTCTTTTGTCTGTCAGAGATTATCTTATTAGAGTCAGCACTAGATTTACTAGACTTGTTATGCTTAGTGCTGCTACGAACCATAATATTTTATATATATTGTTTATCCTTAAATCTATATGATGTAGGTGGTTATCTTTTATAGTGTCTATCTTGTGGTGAATCAAGCTCAATTCGCCTTCAAGTTTAATAATCTTTTTTTCGTTTTCTAAAGATAAATTGTCCATAATTAATATCTACTATATCTGTTTGCTAAACTTTCTGGTAATTGATTTGCACCTCTTATTCTATATTTTTCAATTAATTGATTAACACCAGCAGTTAATGGAGCTGAAATTTTTGGACTAGCAGTAGATCCAAATAAAGGTGATAATTCTCTATTAACTAGATTAGCAGCAGATTTTTGTGAAATAATATCTCTTGCTCTATCAAATGCACCTCTAAAAACTAATAAACCTTGAATATTAGCAAATTTAAATCCTAAAATTCCACCTAGACCTCTGCCGACTTGTTGTATGATTCTTGACATGGCAGAAGCTGTATTAGAAGCATTTACTAAACTTCCTTTAAATGTTTTTTCTACTTCATCAGCAAATTCATCTATCAATTTTATTTCTTTTGGTTCAAATAATTCTTCAAGTAAATCTTTGTTTTTTTGTTTTAAAGTTTTCCAATTATTGTAAAAAGATTTAGAACTAAATTTACCATTTTTACTAGAATCTCTAACTAATTTTTCCCAAGAAGCTGTTCTTAATGATTGAAAATCTTTATTTTTTGATGCTTGTTTTTGTAACTCTTTATTTTCTACACCAAATACAGTTTTTAATCTTTTTATTATAGACATCGAATCGCTTGATTTTCCTAAATTTGCTCTACCAAAAATATAGTCAATTGCTTTATTTGGAGTTATATCTGGATCATTTAATATTTTCATAACAACTTTACCAGCTTTATCATTAATTTTTAATCCATTTACTTTAATATCATTAATGTCAAATAATTTAAATTTTTCACTAGCTAGTTGATTTGCTTTTTTTAAAGCCTCAACTCCACCTTTATCAGGACTAAATAAAATATTGTCAACATTATCATCTACAAATTTTTTCCACTCTTTAATTACAGCATTAACACCAGCTCTATCTGTATTATTAGATCCTGCCTTATATATGGAATTTAATTTTCTATTCATAATTATAAATTCATTAAAAGTAGCAGGTTTTATTTTTTTTATTTTTTTTTCGTTTTTAGGTATTTTTTTAGGTTTGTATTTAGTTACAAAATCTTTAATTACTTTTTGAGCTTTTACAGTTGCTGGAGTAAGTTCTTTATCAATTATACCTGTTTTTTCTTTAATCCCTTTAGAAACTGATGCAATAAGTTCATCTATGTTACTATTGGATGCTTGAAATACACCATCTTTATCTATAAAATTATAAGCTGTTTCAACATTATTTGATGCAGTAGTAAATCTTTTTTCTAAACCTTGAATTATATTTTGACCAGCTTCTTCAATTGTTTCTATATCAAATTGTCCTTTATCAAATCTTTTAATAAGATTAGATGCTGAATTTTCTATATCAATACCTTGTTGTTTTAAAAATGCTTGTGCTTGAATTTGAGGTTCTTTACCATAACTACCTTTAGCTGCTTCAAATAATAAAGCAATACCTTCCTCATCTCCTGCTGCTTGTGCTCTTGAAAGATTGAATTCAAATTTACCTGCACCTGCTTGTGATCCAGCAATAGCTGGTGTTTCGCCTTGTGATAATTTTTCTGTAAATTCTTTTATAAATTTTTCATTAACTTTTGTTACATCTATTCCTGCTGCCTCTGCTGCTTTTTCACCTCTTTTATTTAAAACAAGTTGTTTAACCTCTTTTCCATTTTCTAGTTTTGTAATTGTTTTTGTAAAACTTGGATTACCCATAATTTTTTTCCATACCCCACCTACTACTGGACTAACAACACCCTCAAATACTACAGGAACTGCTGAAGATATAGCTGCTCTTGTTACATCTATTTCTTTACTACCTAAAGGCATTACTGCAATATCTTGAGCTAAAGATGTTCCACCACCAGTAACACCTGAAAGCATAGCTTTTTTAAAATAAGATTTACCTGCTTTTTTCATCGCCCAAGAGTAACCTGGAATATAAGATAGTATTTGTGAAGTAGTTTGTAAAACATCTTGTTGAGAAGCACCTGGTTTATTAAGATAAAAATTTTTACCATCTGGCATAGTAACAATAAGATTATCAAATCTATCTTTAAATATTTTAGAATCTGGAATTTGTGATTGAATTATTTGTGCTTGAGATTTTTGATTTGGGGTGATTAATAATCCAGTTGCTACAGCTAATGAACCTTCACCAGTATATTCTCCTATTTCTGGCATATCAGGAAATTCTGTTTTTTTTGTTCCAGAAAAAAAATCAGCAACTGCATTAGATGCTTTTGTTATTTTACCTTTAAAAGTATTTTGTAATCTTATATCGTCTAATTCTTTAATTAAATCTGGATCAGTAACCTGTTTTCCACTACCTTTAATATCAGATTTAACATTTTTTAATCTTAGTTCGTCTAGTTCTTTGATTAATTTTGGATCAGTTACTGCCATATTAACCTTAATAATTTAATTCTTCATAATTACCATTTATATAGACATATTTTTTACCATTTTTTCTAGTAATTATATTGTTAGCAAATTCTGGATCTACTGTTTTAGATAATTCTGTTAATTTTGTTTTCATTTCAGGATTGATTAATGGATTAGCTTCATGCCATTTTTTTTTATAAGATCCCCAAGAACCTAGTTCTTTATCTTTTTTAGATAAACCACCATTTCTACTAATCCATTCATTAGCAACATTACTAAATTCTTTTGCTAATTCATTTTGTCTTTTGTTTATTTGTAATAAATATCTATTTCCTTCTTTCGTAGTTGATAAACCTGCTGTTATTGATTTTGTATAATTTCTTTCTCCATCAGAAATAGCTCCAGAAAATTTTTGCAATCCATCTAAAACCAATCCCCCAGATACACCAGCAACTAATTCAGCAACAGTTGTGTCTTGTAATCCTGGATCAAAACCAAATTCCTCAGCAAATTTTTGTACCTCTGTTCTTAATTCCCCAAATTTTCCAGATTCTAGATTTTCACTTTCATTTAAAGTCATTAAAATATCTAGTTTTTGGTCATTAATATTTGCTAAATTTCCTGCTTTATTAATATCTCTAAATTCTTCACCAAATATTTTACCTAATTCTTTTTCTTCAGAAGTTTCTGGAGGTGGAGTATTAACAGTTACATTTGTTCCAGAACCTCCTATTTGCATAATTTTATTATTTGCACCAATCTGAAATTGTTTATCAATTGGCAATCCTCTTAATTGTTTTTCAGCATCAGTTAATTGTCTAAAAGATTCTTTAGGAGTTAAATATTTTTGTAATTGTGCTGTTTGCATAGCAGCAGGAAGTAAAGCAGAAAAAGGATCTTTACCTTGAATACCTTGACCAAATATTGCTGAACCTAATATAGCACCTTGAGGTATATTACCTAAAAGTCCACCAGATTGATTCATACCAGTATTTAATAAACCTTGTAATTGTTCATATCTTTTTCTTAAATTGTTTATCATTATATTAATCCTAATCTCCTTAAATAATCTATATTATATGGGTTGGTTGTTAAATTACTAGCCATTAAACCGCCATAGGGATCAGCAGAATAGCCAAATTGCTGACTTGGGGGTGTAATACCCAAAATGCTATTAATACTATTTTTAGCATTATTATAATCTGTTTGCAATTGAGAACTTAAAGCATTTCCCATATCTCCCATATTAGCAAAATATTGATTTACCATAGATGGCGGTAAGGTTGTAGTAGGTGCAGTTGTAGTTGGTTGAGTTGTTGTAGTGGCATCACCACCTGTATCAATCATACCATCTTGTCCACCAGTTCCAGAAGTCATTCCCAATCTACCTAGTAATCCACCTCTATCAACAGCATAACTGCTACCCATAGTTCCAGCACCACCATATTGACCAGTTCCATAATCACTTGTTAAATATTCATTTACATTTCTACCTAAAGCTCCTAAAAATCTAGCAGTAGGAGATAACTTTAAAGCTGGATATTGCATTCCTAAATTTTGCCAATGTTCACCAAATGCAAGATTTACAGTTCCTTTACCAGCTCTACCATAAGGTTCGTATTTAACATCTTCAGTTCCATAATATTCATTTAAATCTTTATTAAATTGTTCATATTCTTCCTTAGTTAATTCAACATCATAATTACCTTCTTTTTTAGATTCATTAATTTTTTTATTAATTTCTTTTTGTGTTTTATTAAAGTGTTCTGGATCAGGTGCTAAATATTCATCTTCAGCATCAACTAGACCTAATGCTTGTGGAGTTGTTTGATATTGAGTTTCAGTAGAATATTGTTCTCTTGTGTCTGGAGGTGGACTTAAAACAGATGGTGGAGCAACAGCAGTATTTATTGAATTATCTATAGTTGGTGGATTTAATATTGATGGAGGTGCAACAGGTGGAGTTGATACTACAGGTACAACAACAGGTTCTGAATATATTTTTTCTATAGCTTCTTGATATGCTTGTCCTGGATCATAGGTTTCTTGTGGAGTTGAAACTACAGGTGCAACAACAGTTGGAGGTGAGTAATCTCTACCACCACCGCCACCTCCACCTCCAATAGGAGATGAAGGAGGAGAATAATCTCTACCTGAACCTAATGATGTAGCTCCGCCACCTGGAGGAGCAGAAGGTTTAGTGGATGATCCGCCACCATTACCACCACCAGATCCGCCACCTGCACCTGAACTCATATAAACTCCTTATAGAATAATTGAAATGATAACTAAAATATATAAAGCAATAATATGTTTAGTAGGTTTTGCTTTTACTTTAGTTTCAAGATCGTAATAAATTTTTCTT